AAAATACCTGCTAGTGCATTGGCTTCGTTCTCGTCTTTGCTACCGGTATCTCCACAAGGAGTGTGAGTGGTCATCTGCTTACAATGCACAAGTTCATGTGCTAGTGTGCGCATGATATCCATCTGATGTCTATCGCCCACAACAATGGTAACACTACCGTCCTCCATGCTAGTGTAGCCCAGCGCAGAAGTATCATTATGAGGTTTAAGATTTAATTCAGGAACATCAATACCCAATTGTTCACAACAATATTCTGCAAATTTGTGTATACGATGTTGCTTTTCAGGCTTACAAATTACATCAAGATCAGAGGCTTTCATGAGAATCGGTTCCAGATTCTTTAATTACTTTTCTGATACCACGCTCAAATTTGGAACTATCTCTGCCACGAATACTATTAACTAAACGATTTTGCAAGTCTTTTGCAATATCTGCGTCATAGTATTTGTCGATTTGCTCCAGAAGATTGATAGCACCCTGGATAACATGTTCAGCACGATTTCTCACAACATGATTGCGATCTCTGTCCTTGCTGATCTGGTTTAATTCTTCCAGTATGCTTTTAGTTTTAGCCATGATATACTCGTAATTATTTTACGGTATTTATCATTTTCTGGACTTTAAAAACTCTTTTAGGTGCAGTGTTTCTGCTACAGCATCCTCTGCTTGTGCTGCTTCATCATCCTGAACACTACCACTGCGCTTTAGTTTATCCATGATGCTACCAGCAGTGAGTGTCATTGAGTCCTCCTCACCTTCTTCCAAGTCCTCAATACGCAAAGTATCTGGATTAAACTTTAAATCTACCTTGCTACCAACACCACTGGAACTACGAGTTTTCATGAATTGCACCTGATACCTGCCGCGCTCACGCATGGCATTGCTCGTAAAGATACCAATAACATTGTCTGATGTGTTGATCTTTGAAATACCACCAGCAATGTGATGATGATCATATTCAATTTCTTCCACAGCGCTTCTGCCTAACTGTGATGCTGTGCTTAGTAACATCTGTCGCTCTGCGGCCAAGTTTCTGAGTTCTTCTGATACATACTTGTCCTTGACAAACAAATTCTCAGGACTAATTTTAGCATTGATTGGCATCATCAAGTCCAAGTAGTCTACTAACAATGCGTCTACTTTTACACCTGACTGTATCTCATATTCTCTGAGAAACACTCTGATGTCGTTGGTATTGATGCCACTCTGCATATATTTTACTCTAAACTTACCAGCACCCTTGCCTTTCATTCTGACTTTGAGATCAACATCATCCATGTTCTTCATGACTTCACGAGTAGTGTAGCCTGACACCATGCTGTCCAATCTCATACTAATAAGCTGTTCGCTAAGTTCCAAACTAATGTAAACTACATTTAGACCTGCTAGTGCCCAGTTGACTCCCAAGTTCTGTAGGAACAAACTCTTACCACCGCCACTGGGCGCCGCCCATACAGTAAGCTCGCCCCTGTTACAGCCACCATATAGCTTCTGGTCAATGCCCGACCAGCCTGTACTAATTGCACCTGCTTGCTGTTTGATCCACTCTAAACGCTCCTTGGGATTCTCAAAGTAGTCCAAACCCAGGTCCTTGATTAGACCAATCTGCACTGCTTCCTTGATCTTTGCTTCAACTGCACCATAGTTCTGGTTCTCAAGATCATCCGTGCTACTAATGATTGCTCTCTCCAGAGCTTTGTGTCTGCAAAATGTTTCAAATTCATCCAGGAACCAGTTCTGATGATCTGGTGTAACATTGGGGATAATATCTAACTTTAGTGCACCCACGCTGTTGATTTGTTCCAGTGTGGGCATAGTATTGTGATCCTTGGTGTGTGACATCATTAAGTCCACAGCATTTCTAAATTGTCTATCAAAATGTCTTGCATCTACGATATTTTGACATCTTGCAAACAAATCTGGATCAGATACCAAAAACTTCAGGAACATTTCCTGAATTTCTGGTGTGTATTCGGTTATATCAGCCAATTTATTTTCTCCATTAAAGCATCTTAGTTTTTACTTGTATTTTAATTTTATTGTCAGTTGCATGTTCCATGATACTACTTAGTGTTAATAATCTACCATACTTACTAACTGCGTCACCTGCATCTTTGCAATCATGACTCCAGGGGGGAAAACTCACATCCCAACCCAGCTCTACTGCTTGTTCAATAAGCTTTTTACCAGGGCGGTCTCTGTCAGGACATAGCACAACTCTGATACCTAATTTGTCGATCAGATGTGCTTGCTCAGGTGTTACGCTGTTACCCATTACACTAATACCATCCAAGAGTATAGCATCAATTAATCCCTCACACACCACAACAATTTGTCTGTCCCCACCAGTAAATCTATCAATGTTAAAAACATAGCCTGGTTGTATCTGCTGTAGATACTTGGGAGTACTAGTGTTTGGCGGTGCAATGTGTCTGCCTGACCAGCCCACTATCTCATTGTTGAACAGAAAGGGTATAATTACCCTCTTTCGATACAGGGTTGTGTCAACATGAAAAAGTGGATATAGGCCCAGTATACCACGTTTTCTGGCATACTCCTTGATTTCATGACCATCAGGTAGTTCCTCTACATTAGTGGCATCCCCAGGTAAATCAACTGTCTTAAACTTGTGAAAGTTTATGTTATATTCAGTATGCAGATCTGCCTGATCCAATTCTTCACTATACTTTAATAGATCCAACTGCACACTATTCAGCTCTGACACACTACATCCCAGCTTCTCAGCAAGTTCTCTATACCGCTTGCTAATACCTGGGTATGGAGTCCAGGCCGCTTTAGCACCGCAGTTGAAGCAATGGAATGCTATCTTAGCACCAGTGGTAATAACGCCACCGCGTTTGCGTTTCTCGTTGCAGATGGGACAATTAAATGTTACCCACCCAGAAGGAGTTTTTGAATGCCTGGCCGGCAAATTATCCAAGATCAGACGATGTGTGCGTTCAACTATGGAATCAATCGACATAGTTTAGTATAACATAGTATAGTATAAATTGTCAATTTCTTAAAAGTATCTGACTCAGTGTAGAAGTATTGCCACTATCAGGAGTATTCACCACTCTGATCCAGTTCGCAGCTACATTAAAATTACTATAGAACACATTGGATCTAGGTGCAGTATTGCTAACAGAAATAGTTTCCACATCATACCAATCTGTACTATCCATATCAGAAGATGGAGCTGATGTTAAACCACTTGCCTGTATTGTGATATTACCTGAATATCCATTACCATAGAATGCCATGGTATGCTGACAATTGGTGAAATTTCTATCTAAGTTGCCATACATACTGCTTGTGGCGTATACATTTGCATTACCTGTGTTGGAAATCAAAATATTTGCATTTGCATACTGAGTAGGCACAGGATTACTATATGCCTGATTGGTTATCTCCAGAGTAAACACAATATCATTGTTCTGGTTGCTATACAGTGGTTCTTCCTGACTATCTTGCTTAGTCGCTGTAAAGTAGCAATTATATAAGCCAGGCACTAAATTTACTAGATCGCCTTCCAGAAGTACCAGTTTAGCCATGCCCTTTTTGAGCTGATCAGCAGTCAGCAGTTTACTTACTACCCTGCGACCTGTGGTAGCATCTATGATATAGCAACGAATCTGATCTGTGGTTACAATCTGAGGTTTGCGATCCCTGTCACGAATATTAAAATACAGTGTATTAGTTAAACCTTTGTGAACTGTTACGTGCCTGGGATTCATATTCCTATTGTCTACCTCAACTCCATATGCAGTAATTGTTAGATCGATCTCAGTGCTATACTTGTAAAGTCTATTATCATGCATATTCATTTATAGTATTTATCCTTGTTGCCAACCATAAATAACCTGATACATGGAAAATCCTTATTCAGAATTTGAATTTCTTACTGGTTTGCTTTATGGAGATATAGAGTATGTGGGCATAGTAGTCAATTCTGATAATCATCTGATAACTTTTTACGATTTAGAATCTCTGCCCAATATGGAAGCTCAAAAAGCATTGTTAAATCTGGGGGACTTATGGTGGTGGGAGTCCAACAGGCAAATACCCATAGATGTATTTTTGCACATAGAAATGGCTCCTTTCAAATCTTTCCTTAAGACTGTGGTAACCAAAGATACTCAGGTTTTATATGGTCCCATGATAAGTTTACAAAATTTAATCAGAAAACGAATAAAAAGAAGAACCGTGCAACTTATTAAAAAAGTTGACTAACTTAGATTTTCCACTAGCAGATTTAATTGCACACATATAGCCAGTGCAAAAGCCACAGCATGTGCTTTCTTAAAATGATATTCGCCGTTTTCGGGTACTAACCACACACTCTCAGAAATTTTCTCAAAAGATTGACCTATGAGATGACGCTTTGCAGGTCTGATTATAGCAAGTATCATGGCAAGTTCCATGACACTTCTGGGCTTGTAGTTGTTTACGATTTCATAATGCCTGTTGATATGATATAGCTGTTCTACTACCTCTGCATGCTCTAAAAGTTCCCACATAGGCTCGCGCTCAACTAAACTATCCAGATGGGCAATGTCCTTGACGTCCTTGTAGATGTAATTGTTAAGAAAATCAACTTTGAAATACCCCTGACTTTCAGCAGTTTTATGATCGATTTGAGCAAATCCTGACAATGGATCTGTGGGTATGTTCTGAAAATATACGCCAGTGTTATGTTTAGTCAGTGTTCCATTGTTCGACACACTTGCAGGAATATGTCTGATGTGCTTTAATACACGATCCCTGTTAGCACAATCTATGTCAACATCAAAATCAATCTTCATAGGTAAACACTACTTGTTGGCTATGCCAATTTCCATGTACACAGTGCATGAGCTCATGCCCATACCGCTCTGGATGATATTCAACTCTGGGATCTACTACATGTATTTCGCAGTAGTCATGGTAATTTTCTGCAAATGCAAGTAGCATTTCGGATCCCTGATATTCTCTGATCTGGGCTTCTAATCTAAGATCTGTCAAACTTTCATAGTAAATGATATTGACTTGCAACTGTGAATTGGTAAATTCTTTTCGTTCAAATACATAACCATCTGTGGCAATTTTATCTGTACCCCACGACACACTACCCATTATGAAAGATATAAAACTTATGAGTATCAGGGGGGCCAACCAATTCATGTTTCCAACATCTCTGTCAGAGGGAAAATTTTTGCAATAACTTTTGCACATTCATGCGCAATATCCATGTGTTCCTGCTGTGTTCCATTGGCGCCTCTGAGTTCAATATAGTGTACCCAACTTCTCAGAGTTCCATTCATGTACATGCGGCTTACGGTGTTGCCCTCTGGCAAAACTACTCTGGCTTGCTCTTTGGCGATGCCTCTTTCCATGGCCCATTCATATGCCGCTTTGGCTTCCTCGATAACTCTTTTTTGCATGATAGCCCAAACTTCATGTATGCTGGAATTATCAGTAGGAATACTATTTTGACGATTATTGGGATCCTGTAGTCTGGGCTCACGGATAACAAAGTCTAAATCAGTAGTGGGATCAGCATAGCGTTGACTGAACTCTTGGAAACTAAAACTTCTGTGTCTGAGGATCTGTCTGGCAATGTCACGAGTAGTCTCAATCTCCATACAAGCACTTACCATCTCCAGAGGCGACCAGTGCTTGTGCTTGATCAAATATTTTACTAACTTCTCTGAAGTTTCCTTGTTGTTCTGATTGCTAGGGTTGCTTACTCTGGCACAGAATGCAATAAGGTCCAAGGCTGTGTCTGTCTCAAACTCCCCAGTGCCCTGACTGTAACTAATAAGTTTTACATTCAATGTATAGTGCCTCCTTCTTCTTCCCACACCGGATTAAATGTGTGAACATCATTTCTGAGATCAAATATTGTTTTACACATTTTTTCATAATCAGTTTCACTAAGAGCTGTTTTATAAATGCTCATACCCACAGCATTTAACACTGCAGCAATCTTAAGAGCACTGTGTTCCATACTCAGACTGACTGCTAAGTCTGCTATTGAACCATAAAGTTCGTCTATGTCTTTTTCTTCCATTTTTGAGTATTTCCGTCTTTTGCTTTGGCACTACTGGCCATTTCACCGTAGCCTTTTTTCATCTTGTAAATACGACTCTGATCAAGTCCTTTGCGTTGCTCAATGGCTTTTTTAACTGCCTCAAGCTCGCGTTGGCGTACATCAGATTGATATCTTTGTAGTTTGTTTAAAACTACCTCATACAGTTCATATGTTTGATTGGTGGTCAGACCCTTGATTAACTCATTTGCTTCTTTGAGATAATTACGGTCATCAATATGAACTGTTTTCCTATCATAATGTTGATCCTGATACTTTGGCATAAGTCCTCCTATATACCCGCAGTTTTACACACCGATTCTACTTCATCTGTTTCTTCTTTGCTTTTCATGAAAACCCTGACCCAAAATTCAGTATCAATTAAGGGCTTTATCATTATAATCTGCTCATTGCTCATTCTTCCCAGCAACTCCACACCACTTTCACTCAGATGCAATACCCATGG